AACGTTCGTGGGTACGACTCACCTTATCAGCAAGGGTAGCTATAGCCTTCAATACTTCTTGATTTTCCATAATATCTCCTTGATTTATAATTTTTGGGTGAGATCTAATTTAAACATGTGTACGAAATATATCAAGTAATCTTTTATAAATTGTTTTCTTGACACATAATTTATGTTATGAAAGAGACAAAAAAAGAATGGAAGCACAAACAACAATGTTCGGGAGAATGGTAAAATGTTATAATTTACCTCTTGATGAAGTTGCAGATTTAAATACGAAATACGAAACAGCGAAAGAAAAATTAAATTCTTTTGGTCATAGGTTAGCTGGACGTTTAGAATCAGAATTAGAGTTTACACAGTTATTACAATCAACAAAAGTATTTAAAAATATTACAAAGTGTATGTTGGATTATGTTGAAACATGTGAAAAGGTTAGTTTATATAATTACAATTTTAATACTGGATCAAGAAACTTAGATATTATAAGTTGTTGGATAAACGATATGAAAGAAGGAGAATATAATCCTCCTCATACACATCATGATTTAAGTGGATGGTCGACAGTTTTATTTTTAAAAGTACCAGAGTTTAAAAATGACGAGGTACAAGAACATAAATTTAAAGATGGTCAATTAGGTTTTGTTGAACCTAATGGTGTTGGGACTGTTTGGATGAAACCAAAATTAGGAGATTTTTATATTTTTGAAGCTAGACATCAACACTGCGTTATGCCATTTAAAACTAAAATAAAAGGTAAAATAAGAAGATCAATGTCATTTAATTTTATTAATAATATTGCTAGTGAAAATAGCGTCAGTTAATTGGTCACATAATTGTTCTGTTACTTTACTTGAGGATGGTGAAATAAAATTTTTCTTAGAAGAAGAAAGAATATCAAGAGTAAAATATGATGAATATCCTTTTCATGTTTTTAATGCTTTAAAAGAATATACTGATGAAATAGATTATTTTATTGTTTCAGGATTAACAACGGGATTTTATCTTCAGTGGAGAAAAAATAATGAGCTGGTAAATAATTTAAAATTATTTCTTTACAAATTTTTTAAAGTAAAAGAAGTTATTATAGAGTATGTACATAAACATCACCTGTGTCACGCTTCCTGTGCCTTCTATAATTCTGGTTTTAAAAACGCTGTTGTTATTGTTCTTGACGCATTAGGAGCGGATAAAAATAGTTTAGATGAAATAGAATCAGGATATTATAATTGTGAAGCTGAAACAGTTTTTGAAGCCTCTTATCCTTCTAATTTTAAAACAATATTATCAAATAGATATATAGAAAGACCAGATGTTCCTATTCAAAATCAAACAGTAGGATTAGTTTTTCAAATAGCTTCTGAACATTGTGGTTTTTATTATTTAGATGGCGGTAAAGTAATGGGTTTATCTGCGTTTGGAAAAGACTCTAAATTACCTGCTTTTTATTTAGGTGATAATATGTCTTCCAATTCTATTTATCCTGAATTTTTATTTAAGAATAAAACACAATTTAAAAAAGAAGATGTAGCTTTTGCTGCACAAAGAGATACTCAAAAGAGAGTTGATTATCTTATTGAATCTGTTCTTAAAAAAACAAATACAAGAAACTTTATTTTAACAGGAGGGTATGCAATGAATTGTGTAAATAATTATAGACTGGTCAAAAAGTATTTAGATATTAATTTTTATTTTGAACCGATGTCAACAGACGCTGGTGTATCATATGGCGCTGTAAAACACTTTTGGCATAAGTTAAAAAACGATGATACTATTAGAAAATTAAAAAATATATATTTAGGAGATTTATAATGTTTAATAAAAAAATTACATTTTGTGCAACAAACAAAGGTATGCTTGACGTATGGCCTCATCCAAAAGCAGCCACTAGATTTATTCCTAATGAATACAAAAAGTTAGAAAGACACAATAAAAAAAATTTACACGAACCTACAATAAAAACATGTATGCCTTTTTTAGATTCAATGACGATGGGTTATATTATACCTTTTGATCAAGATTATGTTGTAGATCCTATAGAAAAAGATTTTAGTGTTACTCCTGCTAGTAGAAACCAAGAAGATTTTGGTTTTCACGGTAAAGCACAACTACCAAAAGAATGGCATAAAACCACAGGTGAAAATGCGGGTAAATTTCATAACAAATGGTTAATTAAAACTCCTCCAGGCTATAGCTGTTTGTTTATTCATCCTATGAATAGAATAGAAGAAAGATGGAAAATAATTGAAGGTGTTGTAGATACAGACAGCTATATAAGTTTAATTAATTTTCCTTTTATTTTAAAGAAAAGAGATGAACAATTTTTAATTAAAAAAGGTGAGCCTATGGTACAGGTTGTCCCTTTTAAAAGAGAATCTTGGAAATCATGGTCTGGTTTTTATATAGAAAAACTACACAACAAAACACTTACAATGTTGAATAGTAAATGGGTTGATAGATATAAAAATATGTTTTGGAATAAAAAAAGTTATAAGTAGTCTTGCCAAATAACATCATAACCTATTTTTTCTGCTGCTAAATCATCCTGATGTTTTTCTTGCGCTGCTTTGCATTGGTCCATTCTTACTTGAGCCCAATCTAATAATGCTTGAACAGTTGTAGAACCAACAGCATCAGAGGTTGCAGTAAGACTTGTATTTCCAGTCATATTACCAGTAGAAGGATCTTTGTTTTGAATTTCATTTTGACCAGGTAAATTATTCCATATAACACAATGAATTGTATCAGGAATAGCTGGCATAGCATCTCCTTTAATTTCCCAAGGAATAAGAAAACCATTGTCTACATTAATTGAATCATTGTTCATTATTACTATTTGTGTTGCCATTATTCATTCTCCTGTTCTTCAATACTATTTCCTGCATCCGTCCATTCTTTAATTTTTTGCATAATAGGATTATCACTAGGTGTATCAGCAGGAAAAGTAGTTTTTCCACCATTGTCTTCTACAATCATATAAGTATTTATAGATTTAATTAACACAATTTTTTGCATGCCTTCTCCATTAATGTTTAATAATATAGTTTACCACTACAAAAGGTTGAAAAGCGTTTGTCCCTGCCGCTGTAACAGAACCAGTTAAATTTGTTGTAACGTTACCAGTTAATGTCCCAGATAACGTATGAGAATGATTGTGACCAGTGCCTGAACCTTCATTTTGCATCCAGCCTGTGTTTGCATATCTTTGTGTTCTTGAGGACATACCTACTGCTCCAGAGGGCTGATACGTTGATGATGGAGCGAATCCATCATGTACATTCCCTTGAAATTTACCTTGATGCTGATGCGAAGGCATCTGAGCAGTAGTTATCGATGTATTACTAATAGAACCTGTAACTGTTACCGCCTGAGTGCTTGTACTTGAAGCAGCTTGGTTATTTGTTAGAGCAACTGTAACTGTATTTGCACCGCCAGTACCAGCTAAGTTATATGTATTACCATCATACCCTTGTGGTACTTTACCTTGCAGTTGAGGAACGTTAAAAGTTGTTGATCCATCACCTGCACCATATGTTGTAGAAACTACAGCAAATAAATCTGCATATGTTGATCTTGAAACGGCAGCACCATTACATAATAAGTAACCTGCTGGAGCCGTAGTTTTAGTCCAAGGTTTGATTGCTCCTACTTCACTTCTGTTTACTATATCTTGTAAGTTAGCCATAATTAATCGTTATACTTTAATAACCAACCATTGTCACTATCATAGAACACCAACGCTATGCCAGCTCGGTTAGTTGAAATTGTTAAATCTGCTGCAGATCCTTGAATCTTTTGACTGTTTCTTCCAACAGTAATATTGTTTGTAGCTGATGTGCCATGTGAATCAATAATCTTTACTTGAGCACCTATAGATGGAGAGGCAGGTAAAGTTATTGTTACTGCACCACCAGATGTGTCTACAAATAAATTATCACCGTCTGCTGCTGTATAGTTTCCTGATTTGTCTTGCCAAGCTTCACCTAAACCAGCTAAAGAAAAAATATCATACCAGTTAGTTCCGTCAGTAGCCACCATTCTATATTTTCCATTTGCAATAGAAAGTGTGTTACCTGTTGCACCTAAACGGGCTGTTATAGAAGCACCGCCACCAATATTATTGTAAATTCCATAAGTTTTTTGTGTAGCTGGAAACTGCACTGTATGAGCTGTAGAAACTGTTCCTGTAAAAATTAATTGGTTTTGTCTTGCTTCGTTGTTTGCTTGAGATTGTGGACCATCGCCGTTTGTTAGCGTTGTTGAAGTCCCTGTAGTAATTGCTTTAGAATAAACACCAGCAATAGAATATTCAAAAACTTGAGAAAAGTTATTATTCGTAATAGTACCCCAAGTACCCGAATTCTCTCCTGATGTTTGTAGCTCTATTCGTAAGCCAGTTGAATAAGTTGAACTCATTTAATCTCCTAATAAAGTTTTAGTTATTATTT